TGAGCGAATTGCTGATGTTGGTGTAAATTCTCTTGAAGATTGTCAGATTGAATACGATAAGAGTTGTAAATGCAAGCATGAATTTATATGGGAGTATGATTTTATTGAGTATTTGAATAAACTCATTAATAATCCTTCTATTAAAGATTATAAATGGCGTATTACAGGTAGTTATGAACTTGAATATAATAGTGCCAATGACCAGTGGTATAGAAAGTTTAAGCCGCAACGCATTTATCGTGCATTAGATACAGATGATTACAAGTCACAGGCTGATTTTGTCGTAGTGTTTGGTAGGGATGCAGTTGATGATTCAAGTTTCGATGAAACTCAGAAGATTCGTGTTAACGGATTTATAGGACAGTATCTTGGTAAACCTTATAAGAAAGTATGTTATTCTCCTATGACGTTTACCGTTGATGGTAGTACAAGTGATGAAGCCAAGAAGAAAGCCATGGGATTCAAGAAGAAGTTCACATTCCCCGATAATTGCGAATGTGAATATCGTGAATTAGGAATTACAACTACCATTCTTAATGGCTCGCAGGAAGTAGAGCTTACACTGGATATGCTTACTGATGAGCAGAGAGAGAATATTGAGTTTGGTCTTGTGACACTCGAAGATATTAAGAAGGAACTTGGAAAACCTGTATTTGGCGACAGAGTAACGGATATTGTTATTACTGGACTTGCAAAAGGTTATTCAAATGGTGCTAATAATACTGTGTATACAGATGAAGATATGAGCAAACCTAAGTCGGAACTCGATGAAGATATTGCAAATATTTTTGACGAAGAAGATATTATATAATCAAGGAGGATTTTAACAATGGCAAGAAAGTATGGACAGGTCGCTAAAATAAGCAAGAATTTTTACGACTACAATTATATTATTACAGGTGTAGCTTCGATTGGTAAGACACACCTTGTTCACCATCTCGGCATAGCTGCAAGCAATAGCAATGAAGGTACATTTATTATTACTTGTGGTAGAGAGCCTAAGCCTACACATATTCCTAATAATCCTTTTTACGAACACGCAGTAACATTCAAGGACGTACTTGATATTATTAAGGATGTTACTGAAAATAAAAATGATTATCCTGATACAAAGTTTATTGCGTTCGATTCTCTCGATGAACTTTACCGCATTGCAGAACAGTATGTAATAACCGAATGGAATAACCAGTGCAAAATTGATGAGAGAGCAAAGTCTATCTCACAGGCTTACAAGGGATTCCAGAAGGGCGAGAATAGAGTGTGTGACCTTGTTGTTAAGATTCTTGGAATGATTGAAGATGCTGGACTACATTGGATTATAATTTCTCATACTAAGAACAAGACACAGACTGATATGTATTCTGGCGTTTCGTTTGAGCAGATTACCTCGTCAGTGGATGCTAAATATTATAATATTGTAAAGGATAAGGCTAATCTTGTTGCAACTTGCTATTATGAGAAAGAGATTGCAGACATTGAAGAAGTTAAGGACGCTTTTTCTAAGAAGATGAAAAAGAAGGGTAATCTTATTTCGCAGAAAAAGATTATTGTATTTCGTGATGATGACAATGCCATTGATTGTAAATCACACTTTGCTTATATTGAACCTAAGATTGATTTTTCCGTAGAGAATTTTATCAAGGCTGTAACAGATGCAATTGAAAGACAGACTACTGGTTCTACTATACCTACAAACACCAATAATCAGATTGAGAAATCAATTAATACTGCCAAAGCAGAAGATGAAGATTCTGATATTGACCTTGATATTTTTGAAGATGAAGTGACAGAAGAAGAAACGGTAAATAAAGAAGAACTTATGACTGAGATTCGTAGTCTTTTCTCAAAGGCTGATAAAGACACAAAGACAAGAGTTAAGAATGAACTGAAATCTTTTGGAGCTTCAAAACTCGACGATTCGCTTACGGTTGAGCAGCTTAATACGATTAAATCAATACTTGATTAATATTGTTAAATTGGGGGAGTTAATCTCCCCTATACATTTATATTAGGACGGTGAAAAAAGTGATTTGCAAAGCGTGTGGCAAAGAATTGGCGAGAGGTGAAGGCATCAAGTTAACAGATAAGAAACGCTATTGTAGCCAATCATGTTATGATTCTTATAATAAAATGTGGGAATTAGTATGCCAGTTTGTAGATGATAACCCATTATTAAAAAAAGAAAGCAAATCTTGGGGAACAGATTTTCGGAGGATATGTTTTTATTTACAAGACAATACAGAGAGAATAGAATCAGCTATGAATAAAGATTTTAATTCGATTTATGGTAAGATAAGGTATTTTTCAGCTATTATTAAAAATGGAATTGCTGAATATGAAATGCCAAAGCCTGATCTAATTAAAAAGACTGACCTTGAATTTTATGAATCTAAATATAAGCAAAAAAAAAGACGTAAGTGCCTTGCAGATTACGAAAGGAGCGTTGAGGATGAATAATAATTTTATATCAGGGGTAGAAGAAAAGTATGATAAGCGATTATTAGAGGGTAGACTTACAGTCGAAGGGAATGTTATTGCCACAATATTCGCAGACCCATTGTTGCTTGATGAACTCGATTTAACAAGCAAGGACTTTATAACTACTGATGGTAATTTTTATTTCAATCTTGCTAAACAGTTGCGTAAAAAAGGATTTAATGAGTTTGATGAAGTAACAATATTAAGCTCCGTTTCTGATAACGTATTATCCGTTTTCAATGAACGTGGTGGTTATGCCACAGTTAAAAATCTTGTTGATATTATCAGCCATAAAAATGCTGATGTCTATATAGATACTCTTTATAGAGAAAATATTATTCTTAGTCTTTATCGTGACGGATTTAATTTATTTGATAAGGTGGATTGGAACGATAAAGAAATAGTTCCTCTTGAACTTTTCCGTAAAATGGATAGTGAAGGAGTAACGGACTGGTACGAATCTAAACTTTTGGGATATAATGTAGGGAAAAGTTCTTCGATATTAGAAGAAGAAGATATTTCTTTTGACGATGCTTTTATTGACGAATGTTTAGAGGGAGAGGACGCAGGAGTCCCTTTTGAAACTGCCGGCATAGACGTAAATGGTAATCCTATAAATGTTTACTCTTTTCTTAGTAGGCAAACTTCTGGATTACTAAGAGGAACAATGTCTATGATAGGTGGATTTTCCTCTGCTGGTAAGAGTACATGGCTTACCGGACTCATGATTTCGTTACTTGAAAGCGGAGAAAAGATAATACTCATATCCAATGAGGAACGAATCAAGAAGTACAAAGTTAAGATTATCACATGGCTTGCTGCTAAACAGCAGAGATATTACGGACTTACAAAGAAGAAAATTTTATCAGGTCAGTTATCAGAAGAAGATATAAAAGTGTTCAAATCTGTTTCTAAATACTGGAACGAACATTATAAAAATAGAATCAGGATTGTTACAACTAATGATGCAGACATAAAAACGGCAAAGAAAAAGATAAGAGAAGCATCATTAAAGGACGGATTTACAACTTTTATTGTTGATACGTTTAAGATAAATGAAGGAGATATGAACGCAAACAGAACCGACCTTGCACTTGTAAGAGACAGTCGTGACCTTGCTAAAATAGCACAAAGACTTGATATGATAGGACTTGCTTCTGTACAATTAGCAGAAAGAGACAGGGGTACATTATTTCTTAGTTCGAGTGTCTTATCTAATTCTAAACAAATAAAAGAAATTCTTGAAAACCTTTTTCTTATACGACCAGTCTATGACGAGGAACTTGACTCTAACTCAAAAATATTTTGCAAACCGTTTAGAATGGTAAAAGAGAATGACGAATGGATAGAAAAGGAACATATAGTTGACCCCACTGATACATGGCGAATGTTGTTCGTAGAAAAAAACAGAAATGGCTCAAACAGCTCCGATAATGGTAAAGCATATTTATTAAAGTTCATGGGGGACTTCGCAGTATTCAATGAGCATTGTATGTGTAGACCAAGACATAGAAGAATAGATTAAGTAAATTATAGGGGTAAAATAAGGTGTTCAAAGAGATAAAACAGAAATTACTTGCTAATCCAGATAGCATTATAAACATACTTGAATCCTATAAGTTTTATCAACCTCGCATACTTCATAATGAGATAAGGTGCGGATTATATGATGGAAGTAATCCAACCGCAATCCGCATCAAACTTATTAATAATGATAATTTATTTGTTACCGATTATTCACGCTCGATGTGTTATGATATTATTAACTATATCATCAAAGCGAAGAATATTGAATTTAAAGACATAATGAACGTGATAAAATCAGAACTTAACATAGATAATTATTACGATTTATCTGTAAATAAATCTGTATTTGGTGGGTTTTATAATCATATAAATAAACAACAGTCAGAATTGTATGCAAAAACATATACAGAAGATATATTAAAGCAATATGATATAGGTTATAATGAACGGTTTGCTCTTGATAATATATCATTACAAACACAAAAAGAGTTTAATATAGGATATGATATTATAAGTCAAAGGATTACTATTCCTATCCACAATCAATATGGTGAGATTATAGGCGTTAAAGGTAGAGCTAATTGGGAAGTAACAGAAGATGAGTCTAAATATTTATACCTTATTCCGTGCCCTATGTCAACCACTCTTTACGGTTTATCTCAGAATTATATCTATTTGCAGAATGGCGATATATTTATATTTGAATCTGAAAAAAGTGTTTTGCAATG